TGGCTGGTGCGTCTTTATCCTTATCTGTTCTTGTTTTACCACATTCTTTACAATATTCGTCTGGTTTTCCTGATGGATCATTACCTGCTATCCATTTATGCTTACCTTTCTTTTCGTCTAAATGTGTCAGATCAATATCATCTCCTTTCTTAGCCTCTTTTTTATTTGGGTGTTGTTCTGCAATATGGTCTACTATCCATTGTTGAGAAGACATTTCTGTGCTACAGTGTGGGCATTTAGCATAACCTTCTTTTTGTGGTCTTGATTTATTAGCCTCTTCTGTATCTCCCTCATAGACTGGCTTTAGTTTCTTGAAACTAGATGATTTCATCTCATCATAGGCTTCATTAATTAGTTCGATTGCCTTTTCTACTACCTTCTCTTCTCCTTCAGGTGTTTGGTTTGGTGTTTTTTTTGTGTGTGTTTTTTGACCACATGATACACAACCCTGTTCACTTTTTTCCTTATCTTCTTTTTCATCATCATTATTTTTTCTATATGCTGGTCTGGTTGGTCTGCTTTCCTCTATAAAATCATGTTTCTTAGTCTTCATTTTTAATAGTTTACATTTGATTATTGCTAAGTCTAATATTGCTTTAGTTGTTGGTGATCCAACACTTGTTGGTTTTGCCGTTGTTGTTCCAACATCTGTAATATGTCTTCCCACCTTGTCTGGAACGTCACCTGATGGTTTTGCTTTAGGTGTTTTTGGATCTGCTCCTGTCTGTGTACTTTGAATGCCTGATGATCCAGTTCCACCTTTTGGTGATGTCTGTGTATCCTTTCCTGATTGTGTGCTTCGTATACTACCTTTTGGTTTTGCACTACTTCTTCCTTCTCCCTGTTTCTTTGGTTTAATTGTATGTCCACCTCTATGTGTTATTGGATCAGTTGCTATATTTCTACCTTCAGAACCTGTGTGTGTTTGTTCATGTTTAATATTTCCTTTAGCATCTAATGCTTGTCCAGCCCGTGTTGATGGGTCTGTTGCTCCTTCACCTCTTTTTGAACCACTGGTTGTAAAGGTGTCTCCTTGTTGACCCAATCCCGATTTAGGATCTCTCTCGTGAATATGTGTCTGTTCTCCAAACTTTCCACCAGTAGCACCTCTTCTCTCTGTTGTGTCTCCCCCCGAATCACTCTGTCTTGAAGTTGTATCTGATGTCGCTGCATCATCATCTCTCATAAACTGTTGTTTTGGAGTTGTTGTTGGTTGTTTACCTGTTCTTTCTGCAGTGGTATCTCTTTCCTCTCCTAGAGCTGCACCGCCTGCAAAAGGTGATTCAGGAGTGTCTAGTTTGTCGTATCCACTCTTAGCATCTTTCTTCTTAACATATCTTAATCCCCATGTATCTAAATTAATTTCTGGTACTCCTACTGTCAATTTCTATCCTTCCCCTGTTTTGCTCTTCCTTTTTCAGTTTTGTTTTGTGTTCTTGTGTCGTATGGATTTCCACCGTCACCAGTCCCCTGACCAGCTTTTGATGGATATGTCTCCCCAATGTTAATACGTTCTTTAGTTGTAGCTTTTGGTTTCTTTCTTTCATGTTTGAATTGTTCTGGTCTTACTCCACTATGTGTAAATCCTTCGTAGTCCTCTGATGCGTCAAAGCCTATGTTAGTATTAACTCCTGAGTTTGGCTCTCTTGCAGCATTGCCGTGTATTGATCTTTCTGAGTTAGTTTTTTTATTGTCTAGCCATGATTTCCATGTTGCCTTCTCTGGTTTTAGTTTATCTGCTGCTGCCTGTGCTGCTCCTGCTTCATCTAGTTTTAAAGATCTTTGTCTCGCTGTGCCCTTTGCGTCTCGTTCAGTCTCTTTTGCTCTTGCTGCTTCTCTATCATCTTTCAAAACTTCTTGTTCTCTTTTTGCTAACCATAATTGCCATGCCTTTAATCTTTTCATTCCTGCTGTAACTTTCTTATCTGTTGCTGGTTTATCTTTTTCTGCTTGAATTTTTGCTTGTTTTCTATCCTGACCTACTTTGAACTCTGCAGACTGTCTGTCAGCAGCACTCTGTCCACCTAATTTATGTTCTCCTGCTCCGATACCACCACCACCTTCGTGTAGGAAGTCAATTCCCGTGACGTTCTTATCTCCCTGCTGTTTGTCGGGTGCTGTTATGTCTGACCTAAATTCTTTTGGTCTTTGGTGTTGTTCTATTGCCTCTGGGTTTTTTTGATATCCCCTCGGTTCTACTTTATCTCCTGCATCTAGTGGTTCATCTTCTCCCTCATCTGGTTTTTTATCAGGTATTACGTCCCCAACCTGTCCCTTTGGATTTAATTTACTTCTTACTTTTCCACTTGAAGTTTGGTTTAATGTTTTGTTTGTGTCCCACCCTTCTCTGGTATCAACTACATTCATATCATCGTCCTTGCCTTCCTTATGTGATGTTTCAATGGCATTGTTCTTTGTTAGTAATTCTTTAATTTCTTTTGGTAAATCATTCCAACTCTTCATTATGAATCTTGGTGTTGGTGCATGAATCTTATTAAGTGCATCATATCTTTCATCATCGTCCATCTTATCCCACTCTTTATTAACTAAAATATCCTTGATAAAAAAAGTGTCGTTTATATGTATATCGTCAAATTCCTGTGTAGATTCCTTAAAAACTGTCACGTATTCATTATTCATTTTAACTACTATTCCTCGGTCTTCAGTACCATTAATATAAAAATGTATGTCGTCTCCTATTTTGGTGTTGGTTATCTTGTTACTGTTTATCATTATCCCTACTCTCTTTTTCTGGTTTTCCTATATAAGTTTTATCTGCTTCCTTTCCATTCACACATAAACAAAAATCATCATCTACAGGATCTTGCTCCATACCTGTTTCATGTACGTTACCAAATCTTGCATCTCCACTACCAGTTCCTACCTGTACTGGTGTTTTTTCCACATTTCTTCTCTCTAGAAACGTCTCCCACAAGTCTGATGGGCTGTCTGCCTTCTCTAAAACCACCTCTTCTTTAGTATTATTAGTAGTAGGCTCTTTCTTAATCTCATCTACTATCTCCTTGTCTTCTATGGGTGGAATAATATTATCTGTCTTCCTATCACCATGTGTTATTACCATATATGTGTTACCATCTAAGAGTATTTAAAGTTAACCGAAGAGAGCCTTCTGTAATGGCTCTCCTATATCAATTACATGCCACTCATGTCCATATGATACTGCCCTACATGCTAAAACCAAACTGTCTGGATAGTCATCATGTTCTTCAGACTTTATCTTCATAATACCCCCCTCAGTGTATTCCCTTGTTAGATATGACAGTTGGTATACCATTTTATCCACCTTTTTTAATGTTATTTTATGGTTTTCAAACAATAATCTCAAATTTTTATACATCGAAGCCTTCTCCTGCAGTGTAAAAACAACCCCTCTGGCAGGTATGTCTTGCTCCCTTGCCAAATCAATCAGACCACCACCAAGACCAGTTTCGTCTATGAATACTGTCTCTAATCTATAATCTCTTACCATCTCACCTATCCTACCACATACGTCTACAACATTTGACTGTTTTTCAGAAGAAACGTCTTCAACATATACCTCATCATTCTGATCTACACCAATGACTGTGAATACAGTTTCATCTCTTCCACTACGGGCAACATCAACTCCCATATAATAACTTACCTTACCATCTGGTTTCTTATCACGTACTGCTTCCCTAAGAAGGCTGTTTGGTATAAGTGCATTTCCGATGTCCAAAAACTCACCCTCGACTTCTTGAACATATTCTTCTCGTGTAAGCCTCTTAATCTCCTCTAGGAATGTGGGGTCTTTCCGTACTAATGGGTTATCCGTAGACTTTATATGAAACTCTGTCCATAAACCGTCTGGTTTTTTTAACTTTGAGTTTTGACATGCCTCAAAAAAGTAGCCTGACTTACTAAACGGTGTACTTGTTAACCACACTCTTGCATTTGTTGCCATACCTGAAGGCAAAAATGCTCTGAGTATATCTGTCTTAATGAAAGAGCATTCGTCTGCAATAATACAGTGAGGTGAATATCCCCTAAGTGTAGTTCCATGCTCACCAGTTGCACGAGTGATAATCTTACTCATACCAGTGTTATCTAAAAATCTAACCCACATCTCTGTCTGTGTGTTTCTAACTACATATCCCTTAAGAAACTTGTTGTTTACTATAAGGCTTCTTATTCTGTCGAACATGATACCAGCCTGATTTTGTGTAGGTGCTGCTATTACTATTGTACATTCATGTTTGACGGTATCTAGCATTAATGGTGCAAAGAATGCAAAGTGTATCGCTTTTACTGCTGTAGACATGGTTTTACCCACCTGTCTTCCAGACCGATACACAATGAATCTATCTTTACAATCTACATATCTCTTATTATAATCAAAGACATCATGGTCTAAGAATATTTCACTAAACTTACTTGGTGTCTCTGCACACTCTGCTATTATCTGCAGAAAATCCTTTCTTTCCTGTATGGTTTGCTGGTCTGGTCTAGGCATTATTTAAAATAACCTCCATCATCTATGTCAGGTCGTTTTCCCTGCCTATAATCCCATCGTCCTGTACCAGTCCTGTTTGACTTTCTTCTATGTCTCCATTCATTAAACCAATAACCTATTGATATTCCACCCACCAAATAACAGCCACAAAGAAACCATAAAAATAGATCAGATTCCATCGTCTTTTAGCACCCCCTGAGCCTTTATCTGTTTAAAGATAGTTGATATATCACCAGTCTTTTCATCAAGTGCTGTCTGCTGTGTTACAACTACCTTGGTATTCAAGTCATTAATTGACTTTATCACCGATAATAGAGTATTAATCTCACTTTTTGTATTCCTGTCTGGTACGTTCCCGTCCATCTTTGCCTGAGTTAATGCCATAAGTACATTCTCAAATGATATTTTTGCTATCATATCAAGCATAGCCTTGATATCGTCTGGCTTTCTGGTATCCATCGTGTTAATAATTTTAATATAATCATCTCTAATTGCACACACTGCACCCTTTTCATACTTTGGACACTTACCATTTCCACCTGAATCTATAGACCTGTAAATACATTGGTCACAGTACGCTGGTATGTTTGCGTCCTTGAAATGTTTAGCAGAATTAAACGGAGATATTGTTTTCCTTTTATCTTCTACTACTATGTTCTTTCCACCTATAGGCTTGATTTTAAATAGATCGTCTGCCATTATATAACAATTAAACTTCTTACTTTATAAAGTTATCTGAATAGCAGTTTAAATGTCTACATAAAGGCATGTAATACAGTGCCATCGGTAGTTTTAACATTGTATAGTAATGTCTAACCTTCACCCCATGTTTATTTATACCTATAATTTCCATGTTTTCCTTATATTTATCACAATAATGTTCAAGAACTGGTTCAAACACCTTAATATTTTCACCAAACGTCATAGGTATACCAGAATTGTCACCCCATATTTCACACTTCTTGGACATTGCTGCTGAAATCCATAGGCTGGTATCAACACTATCAAAGGCATCTTTTGTTATGTATTTACCCTTACCCAAACCATGATATTTGTTGTTGGTAGGAAGCTTTCTAATAGAATCTTCAGTATCAAACCTGCCCTGCATTTTTCCCACGCATACGTGAGACCCTGCTGGGAGGTTTAGTTGAGAAAGGTGTTTTGTAAAGTCTTCCTGTAGTACTGGCATGGTATTTAAATGTTTAGAGACCTCTTTATTCCAAAAATCAATAGTCCTACTCATGTTATTTGGTATATGATATTGTGCTGCATAACTATATTTATCTCTGTTTTTCTTTAGAAATTCATGGTATTTATCTGGGTCATCATCAGTCCCAGCCACCACAAATATGCTTTCAAAACAGTTTGAAAAACTGTCTATATTGGCATAAGAATATTTGTGAGAAACAAGCACGTTTTTCACACCACACTCTTGCAACGATCTTAGGGTTGCCTTATTGTTGGCATGAAAATATATCTTCATTCCTTAACATCTGATATCCCTTTAGCACATTTAAAATATTCCCACCAGTCTTTCCCTTTTTCCATTCCTCCAAGCACACCCAAAGCTGGGAAAGTTGCTCTATCCTCGGCATCTTTTTTCTGCTTCATTCTATATTCTTTTTTGTTCATTATTCTCCAATCAGCTTATGGCATAAACATTCACATTTTATTGACAGCCTTCTTACAGGACATGCATAATGAAGATGTGACATACACTCTGGTGATACATGTCTAGTTTTAACTTTTTCGCTTCCCTGATAGTGATCAAACTTCTTTGACATTCCACTTGCTCCTGTTATCACCGAAGCATTTTGTTGCATATGGACACATACCGTCACAGAGAAAACACTTTGTTCTTTCTGGCAATATGAATTTGGTCATAGAC